TCAAGCCTTATGGTGGAAATAATCACTCAGGCGGGAAAACATGCTGCCTTCCCCGACAGATTCCAGGGTAACCAGCGGCCAGTGCGCCACCTGTTTATCACGGTCGTAAAGTTCAATTTCCCCTACCCGCTGATGGGCGCTAATTGGCGCAGTGAGCTCTTTACCATCAAGGGTATATTTGGCTTTGATATGTGGAATTTCGGCTTTCGGTAGCACCATCCAGAACTCTTGTTCCGTTCCCAGGGCGATATTTTCTTTATCGCCATACCAGATGCGTTCCGTACCGACCTTTTTCCCACGATGCAAAATTTGCACCGTAGTAAAGTTTTGTTGCCCCCAACGCAGTAATTTTCTTGCCTCTTCCTCACGACCTTTTGCACTGTCAGCCCCCATTACCACTGCAATGAGACGACGCTGCCCATCTACAGCCGAAGCAATGAGATTAAACCCGGCACCAGAAGTATGACCCGTTTTCAGGCCGTCAACATTCATGGTTTTATCCCACAATAACCCGTTACGGTTTTGCTGGGTGATACCGTTCCAGGTGAGACTTTTCTCACTGTACATATGATAAAACTCGGGCTCGCCGTGGATGATAGCGCGAGAAAGCACAGCTAAATCATAAGCCGAGCTATGCTGGCCTGGTGCATCCAGACCATGCACTGTTTCAAAATGCGTATCCTTGAGATGCAGCTTCTCGGCATAGTTGTTCATCATTTCAACAAACTGCCGTTGCCCACCGGCAATATAGTCAGCCAGAGCAACACAAGCATCATTTCCGGAATCCACAATTAAACCACGGCTTAAATCACGTACCGATACGCGATCGCCCTCTTTCAAAAACATCAGTGAAGAACCGACAAACACTGGATTATCTTTCGCCCACGCATCGCGCCCCACGGTGACAATATCGTCTGGCGTAATGCGATGACTATCGATAGCGCGATCCACGACATAGCCCGTCATCAGCTTTGTCAGGCTGGCGGGATTGCGCTGTTGATGCTCATTACCCGCGGTGAGGATCTGACCGGTGGTGTAATCCATCAATACCCAGGAGCCGGCATGAATCTCTGGAGGCTGAGGTGAAAAAGGAATGTTTTCCGCCGCAAAACCAGACGATAAGTTAAAAACGAACAAAGAAGCAGCAATAATAAGACGGCGTTTCAACAGCAAACCCTCAGGAGTTTCAAATAGCTGTTCTTTTTACGGAAATACTTATGAACTGGCTGGAATAAAGTGCAAGAAAATGTGACTACCCTCGCATTTTTATCTGACATGATCTGTTGCCACTCGCTGTCAAATTGTTGCGCTAAAGCTGATTAGCACGGTGATATTTGATACTCTGGCAGACAGCAGAAACAACGGATTTAACCTAATGATGAATGACGGTAAGCAACAATCTACCTTTTTGTTTCACGATTACGCGCAATACCCCTGAGAACCGCCATGAACAAGGGTTTCATGATTTGTGATTTTAATTTGGTACACAATTTGGTACGCATCGCAATTTTCACATTACTTGGCAGTCATAAAACTCACCATAACGAGCATCGTTGATGATGTATGTGATCACCACAAACATCACATCTGGACTAGTTCCGTTTTCATGCGCAGGTATTTGTTCACGCCTCCCTTTCTGCAAATCCTAAAGATGAGATTTTGGAGTTTTGGGATATCTTTTATCCTCAGTTCTCTATCCATTATGCAAACCAGTAATGAACCATCACTATGTGATAGTGAGGCATCCGCTACATTAAGCGCAGAGAAATGATGCAGTGGTGGTCGGACTGGATTGATGAAAAGGTGGCGTAATGCCACCCAAATAGCGGACACTTATACCTATGCCAATATCACAGACCTATTCCACAACATCATCTTCTATCAATTCAGCCTTATTTAGTTGTTCCTTAAGCTTATTCCATGCAGAATCCTCAGGCATCTGTACTCGCACAGAAACGAATTGATTAGCAGGAATGTCGATCGGGTCACCGTTCGAAACACCAGGGATGTCGTTACGTGCAAAAACGGGCGAGTTATCATGAGTGCGGTGAAACGTTTTCACCAACACAGATCCATCTTGGTTAACAACATAATCCAGCCAGATGAGCGGCTGCTTGTTTCGGTCCTGCGGTATTTCAAATCCACCATCAATCCCCCCCCATGAAGCATCTGCATTCAGACCTACGCAACCCTCAATCAGATATTCACCCAATGCCAGCCGTGTGACGGTTACCCCATCTGATTCGCGATTTGTTTCACTACTACCGTCTGAGAAAATCTTCACAACCGGAGAGGCTTTTTTGATGAAACCACTTGAATCGACGGTCGTGTTCAGCGACGACCATGCCTCAGCCCAGCCTGTGTTACCTGCGCGAATAGCATCGTCTGCGTAGCGGAAGAACAGTTTTGATGTTGTGGACATGAATATCTGCAACACACGGTTTTTTGCATATCCTGACTCCCATAATGCTCCGTTACCTGTTCCTTCTGGCTGCCAGTTTGTCACCCCACCTGCAGCTCCTATACTTACACCAGTAGACCAGTCTCCAGCAAATTCTGGAAGATTTAGTGAGTTAGGTGAGCGAATTGATACATCAACCAGACCAGGGGATCCGAGAATCGACATGCTGCGGGAGGACACCTTAGTAAAAGAGTTGTACCCGCCGTTTTTGGAAATCCTTCCTGTATAATTATTAGCCCTGTTAGTTCCATTAACTGTAATTTCCCAGGTATCGCCGTTGATGAAGTCGATCTGCAATAGGCAGAATGCTGGCAGCGTCATCTGTCCTGGCGCAGATGGCCCACCTTCAAACAGTGGCATATCCTGTTCAAGATATGTCACATATCTACCTGCATCTGTATTCCGCAAATAGTCACAAATAGCCTGTGCCGATGTAAATAGCGCAATACCATCAGCCGGGTTTACAGGGTGACGGCCAGCGTTAATCACCCTTCCGCGAGGGTTAAATAACTGTGATGAGGCATTGGATAGCGGAGTCATGTCTACTGTTCCAGGTTCATTAGATGGACAGTTAGCGCGAATGATGTTTAAAGTCCTATAATTTGATCCGCCCCCATTGTCATAGCGAATAGACTGTAGAAGATACAATTCCTCAGAGCCAGAAATATCACAAGACTGCACCCCCTCATTTTCAGTGGAGTAAACACTCTTCCCTGAATAACTATCCCAGTATGTTTTGAAATCTGCAGGTGACAGCAGGTACTGACCTAATTCTGAACCATTAAGGCTGTACTCAATATAACCCTGCAACCCTGCGAAAGTATTTCCAGATCCCGCCGTGGTAGATGCACCAATACCAGCAAATATCCGTTGAGAACCAAGAGCGACACCCTGCCGTTTTGGTTTACCGGCTCCGCGACCTCCAACATTTGCATCAACCGTAATAGTCCCCATTGGACTGTAAGATCCTTCTATAAGGCTGTTAATATCCAGTGTGTTAAAGATATTGGATACACCTGTCTCAACATCAAAAATTTTCGGCCAACCCATATCCGCATTTTCGTATATCAGGGTATTACCAAAGCCACTAAACTGATATCGCACTCCAAGGCGTGTTGATTCAGTGAAGTTTGTAATCTGCGTTTTATCAACCAGCGTACGCGGATCTTCGATAGGGTAAATTCTGATAGTGCGAGATGGGCTGTACGGCAGCAGGATGTAACGCTGTCCTGCCACTCGGTAAACGTGGATGCCTTCTGGTGCACCAACGTTATTCGGAAAATGAAGACGTGTTACCAATGCTCCTGTTACCCAGTCATGCACCGTAACCCATACCGATGCGGGGTCTAGCGTCTGCCAGCCGATGTATACCATTCCATCATTGCTGTCTATGTAAATCCCCTGAAATCCCATGGTCGTGTAACCATACTGATCTTTAAGATCTGCGGTAATCTCATCGTCTATGATGCTGAATTCTAATTTCCAGTTCAGCGGCCTACGCGTACCACTGACATGCCTAGAAATATGAGACAGGTAGCTTTTAACCCCGCCTGCGATAATGTATCTATGTTTGATCTCAGTAACAATTCCAGTTGCAACTGGAGTGCATTTATAGACGCCGCCGTTTATTCTAATAAAATTGGTTCCTGTTAGATTATCCCCAATGGCAACGTCTTTTCTACTATTCTTAAACGTCCCATTACCTAAGTCAGTAACAAGCAATGCCCCTTCTACATATTTCAATGACTGATCAGGGTCATACTTCAGCACATTAGGAAAATAGAACTGCTGCGCACCATACGCATCATAAACAGCCATAGAGTGGCCTTGCACAGTTACGAACTTGGCAATCTGTCCGTTATATACCGGGTAACCAGCAGCGTTAATGATGATTGGTTGCGAAACAGGAACGTGAGAACCGTCTTCATTCTCAACATAAACCTGAATCTGGTTTTCAGGATTTACCGGGTCAGTGTCAATTTTACCGATATAAATTTTGCCATTGGCAACCGCTTTAAAAGAACGCGCCATAGTGAAGAGTTGCGAAGGCATGCTCACTACAACATTGGCTGTAATGTCTGTCATTTAATTTGCTCCAGATACAAGGAATGGCCGCAGCATGGCTACGGTTGGTATTTGTTGCATACCGAAACGGTACGATTGTTGATTTGTACAGTAGGTTTTACGATGCCATTCCACCCATTTGGTGAGGCATTGATGATGTACAGCAAATACGATGAGGCGCAGTTCCACTTGAGGCTTACGCACGAGTTGCACGCCAAGATTAAGCAACGTGCAAAAATGAATAACAGGTCTATCAATTCCGAAATTGTGGCTACGATGGAAGAATCGCTCTCCAAACCATCACCTGTAAGCGGGTATCGTGATGAAGAAGAGAGGCTTGCCTCATTAATCTCGGAACGAGTAAAAGAAGTTGCGGCTGATATTCTTAGAAAAGAAAAAACCCGCGATTAAGCGGGTTTAATTGGTTAGTTATCAAAAAGTCCGTAAGTTTCTTCTTCTTCAGGTGTAAGGGGAAGAATCTCTACTCTATCTATAGATACCTTTTCAATGTACCCATGAGGTCTACTTAAAATTAAAGCTCTCTCATGCCACAGAACTCCAAGAATGTGATACCTTCCAGCATCTCCTTTTACCCTGGCTCTTCCTTTGATTCTTGGCGGCATAATGCCATATCTTTTCTTTGCCATTATGCAACATTGCTCCCATGAATCAGGTGTTGTAGTGCTTTAACACCCTCCGCATTGTAGCGGAATGCTTCCACCTGTTTGCTTGAATGCGCAGATTTATCCAAGAAGAACTTCCCGTACTGCTCAGTTTTGAGGTTGTTTGCGTTAGCAATGCGACCAATCTTGTTGGCCGTTACTCCAAGCTGCTCTGCAACCTCCCCTGCTGAGTAGTAATGCTCTTCTATTGCCGGAAGAGGTATTGCATTAAAACCAACGAGCGGGTTGATTATGCTTGCTGCCGCAGTCTGCTTTGCTTCCGGCGCAAGATTTGGCATCAAATCGAACAGATTGGTAACAGCTTCAACCGTCATTTTCAATGTTCGCGCCTGGCGATACTCAACAAGTCCACTCGACGATTTACCGCTTTTAATGTGCGCTTCTTGCATACTTTCAAGTTGGTCTACAAGTGAGCGGCGAACAGCTTTAGATTCACGAGCAGCCACTCGAAGGGCTTGCTTAATTGACATAACAACTTTTTCAGAAGTTGTCTTGTTTGATTTTTGAACTACGAAAATTTCGTAGTGCTCACCTTCAAGTTCATCCTTAATGCGTGCAATAAAGTCGTTATTTCGGACTTCTTTTTCCCCGCACTGTCTACGAGCATGATTGACCATCTCTAACAGGTACTGGCTATCAATGGTTTTATCCGTGACAACGGATCCGATGTTTGCTACATTCTTAAAAGTCATTAGGCATTCCTTATGTGGTAGTAAGGGTGTGACATAGGCCGCCAGCAGCACACTGGCGGTTTTCTTTTGCGCCGTCCTGTGCGCCAATCAATGAATCCATTCCTCGCCGCGAAGTTTTGCCAGCATTGGCTGAGCGTTCTTTACGACAAAATTGTTGGGATCAAGATTCTTCATTTCACGAAGAAGCGATTTCTTGGTTTCTTCTGACATGTAGCGAGTCTCATATGCAATATCGTAAATCTTTCCTGAAAGCTCAGAACCAATTTGCTTCATTCCAGGGTAGATGTGTTTGCACATTTGTTGACTCTTCTCCATCCACAATTGTAAGTAGCAGAGATTAACCAGTTCTTCGTCAGTAAACTGTTTTGCAATCGGTGAGCATTCTGCCTGCCGATCCAAAATATCCAGCACCCAGCGGCGGAACTCTTTGGCCTTGGGCGTAGAAGCAAACATCGCCACCAAGTGAGCGCCTCGGAGTGAGTAAACTCTGACCGATTTGTTACGTAAGCTATTGTTTATTCCGTTGACCTTCATATTGAGGGTCAATGACATTGAGTCGGAAAATTCGTCAGCATTACGGGCATAAATTTGGCTGATGGCATCAGTTTTTTTATAGCCGAGAGCCTTAGCTAGTTCGGTGGAGGTAAACCAGATAGACCCGCCCTCTGTTACAGGGTTAAAAGTGAATCCTTGGAAGTTATAATCTGATTTTGCTACAATATTCATGTTAGTTTCCTTGAGTACGGTTACTGACATAGAGGCCCGGTTTGTGTTCGCGCACTTCCGGGCTTCACTATTTTTACTGGGCATTAGCTCTTTCCTCTCTCAGGCTTTTAGCCAGTCGCTGCACAATCGCAGAGTTGATAGAAATTCCATCCATTTCAGCTACGCGTCTGATCTCCTCCTTCATTCGCGCTGGCAAACGAAGCTGGAAACTCTGACTTTTACGACCACTGTAAAGAACATCGCTCATCATCAATATCTCCGTCATAATGACATCACCATGATGTCATGACACCATTATGATGCCATTGCTCATAATGTCAATATGATGCTACTGTGTTTTTTATTGCTCATATGCCTTGCGAATAAGAAAATGTCAGAAAAAGACGAATCAAATTTCATAGAAAGATTTACGGTTAGAATGCCTGACGGCATGCGTAGTGCTATTGCGGAAAGGGCTAAACGAAACGGTCGATCTATGAACTCAGAGATAGTTCAAATTCTTGAGGATGCGTTATCATCTGACGTCTCATCAGTAGACAAATCATTAGATCTTAAACAAATAAAATCTTTACTTGATAAAATTTCCAACGAGTTACTGGATAGAATCCCAAAAGACACATAACAAAACATTATCATCCGGTGTTCTGCTCAAAACTAAGGAGTGGCTACTCAATGAAAAAAATAGATATATATAGCGATACATCAGCCTATGTCATAGGCTCATTGGGTTTTTTAATTTTTTTTGTTTGGCAGTACCAGTCACTATCTCCAGGATGGCGATTTTTGGGGATGTCTTTGATATCACTTGGTGCAGGAATAGCAACGCAGGTGTTGATGTATCTCTTTAATGGATGGCTCTCAAAAAGAGTTGAGAAAAAAAGAGCTGCTTCAATATGTAGAAGCCTAGCCATTCCAGAAGACTCTACAGATCAGGATGATATTGCAAAATGTTGGCGGTATATGATTGCAAGATACTCAAATGAGTTACTGGCAAACAGACTGTCCGACTTAATCGGGATCGTAGTTACCTCTGTTGGAACAATCATCAGTATAGGGATATCAATTTGGTATGTCGGGATGATTGTCTATTTTGTTTGGAATAGAGACTTCAATGAACCTTTCCTTCTTTTTATACCTTTATTTTTCAGGATATTAGCATTTATATGTGAGTTATTGCTCTCTTTTTTCTGCAATGTTTTGTTCAACAGATACCCTGGTGAAGCAAGAAAGTTTAATAAAAACTATGATGAGTTAAGGAGAACAGATCCTTTTCTATCAAGTAAAGAGTTCCGCGATTCCATTCGCAATTAACAACATCCATGACATCAACCATTAGCGATCAGTTGCATCATTGGCAAGTATTGGTCTGATGGCATTTGCGGCGTTATTCAGCGCTCTTTCATAGGCTGGCGTTCCAGCTTTAGTATTTGCCAGACGTAAGAGCGCATTCCTCGTTGCTTTGGACTCATACAGGCGCATCATTGCACCGAAACCAGATTCAAGCGCCAGTGTTGCCCCAAGAGTCGCAGTTGCGCCAATCGTCCTTATCCTGTTGGCTTGTGATTGCCCCGTCTGTGTTACCACATTTGCGGTGTCCGACCTTGCTGTTTGCTGTAGAACTTCATGAAGAGCATCAAGCTCTTTCATGTGTCTCCCACTGAATATCGTGTTATAGATCTGACCGTCAGATTGCGACTTCAACTTATTTAACTCGGTAAGAAATTTTGTTGGCGAGTCTCCTGCTTTTTCTGCAATCTTGCTGATATAAGCAGCACGCATAGCGTTCTTTCCATCTTCACTAAGAGCAGGCCATATCCTCTTAATATCTGATGGTTTTCTGCTGAATACAACGCTGTTTATTAGCTCTGGAGTAAACTCTTTTTTAGCTTTGTTGAGATTATTCGCAATCCTTTTATTGAGAACCTTATTGAAGACGCTGGAGTAGTCAGAGTTTGCTTTAACGTATCTGGCGGCCTCTCCAGCCCCCAAATACCGTGCTGCGTTATTCCTCAAATCTGCACCCATTGCCCTCTCCACGGCATCAGTTGCAGCTTTCGCGCTATTGGGAAAAACCATGGCATCTCCCTGAATACTTTCCCTCAAGGCTGACCGTAACTCTCTCAATAGACCAAAATCTATATCTGGTTTAGCAAGTTCTTCTCGCAAATCGGATAACCCGCGAATCAAATCCTTATTTGCCACTTTCCCAAGCCTGTTAGCTCTGGTAAGTACGTTGTCGATAACCTTAATTGATTTTGATGTGTCAACAGGTGCGTCTCCCATTTTGGTTGTAATGTCTTCAATAACGCTTCCGGCTGAATCCTTCCTTGACTTCAGAGAACCATACAGATCGTCAACAACAACTGATGGGCTATATTCGCCATATTTCTCAAGCTGTTTTTTAACTAGCTGACTTCTTTTTGCATACTGCTCGGCTCGCTTTGATCCTGTCCCGAGCAAAGCCCCCTCGGCATCCTGAGTAAGGCCGCGAGTGAAAGCATTTTTCGGCGGGATAACATCAGATGTCATTGGTGTCACGCCCATCGATTCTGATGTGGCAATTTTCTTCGCCACTTCTGGCGCAATATCACCTTTTATAGCCGTTATTCCACGCCCTATTCCCTTTGCTGCTGCGGAAAGAACACCTTGAGCGGCAAGGTTAACTCCGGCATTTTTAGCTGCATTTTGTGCGAAATCGCCTTTCTGATTTGCGGCCTCTGCCAGTGATCCAATAGCCATGCTTCCTGCCGTTCCAACTCCTGGAACTAAATACCCACCAATTGTTTCACCGGCTTGTGCGTATGGGTCTGTCGGTCTGTCTACTGGACGATAAACATCATCCAAAACCTTGGGTCCACCAAGCCCCTGACTGATTGCATTAATCAGACTTGCGCCGCCCTGCAATACGTCAAATGGTATGTTTACCAGACCACGACCAGCCTGTTCTGCAATTTGCCCTGCACTTTGACCACCAGTGAGCCAGTCAGTAGCTTTTCCCACCAGAGATTGTTCTTCTGGCTGCGATTGGTTTTGAGTGGATTGATCACCAGAAGACAGCATCTGAGCAATGCGACGTGCTCCCTCAGTATCGCCGGCAGCATCAGCATTCCTTAACGCCGTCATCAACTGTTCACGACTATAGGCCATTACTGCTCTCCGAGATATTTGCTAATTAATTCGTCATCGGACAATTGCTGTTGAGGTTGGCTATCGCCATAACTTGAGGAAAGAAAACGTTTTGCCGCAGAGTTCAATGACTCACCCTTCTTAACATCCATCCCCATGATGTTTCGGTTGCGATCAGATTGTCCTGGGCTGCCATTTGCACTCATCCACTCTGACTTAAACTCGTTGAACTTCGCGTTATTACTTTCCATTTTTGCCATACCCCTTAACCATCGAGCCATGACCATTGGATTATCCGTTTCGCTTGGAATGCCTTTCCTTGCAAACTCAATATCCTTATCTGATGCAGGGCCGGGAGGGAGAAGCTTGGTTGCCTGCGCATTGGCTAGTTGGTTGAATCTAATCCGCATATCTCGGAGGTAGTTATCTTGCCCCGTAAGCTTAGAGAACATATTTTCAGCGTTACCGAACAAACCAGGAGTTGGCTTCTCCTTCTCCAGCGTGTCAGCGAGCGTTGTCATTGAATCGGCAGCATTACGACTAGCTGCCGCATCACCTGCTGATTTTTCTATAGCCTTTTCCATGTTCACTGATAATTTTGGCGCTGCATTAATAAGTTCCTCGGCCTTTTTTTGTGCCTGTTGTACTTCAAAACCGAATTTCTGCTTATCAAGTGCCAGTCTTTCTGCTGCAAGTCCGTGTCCGGTCATTGCAGACTGATAGGAAAGGTTTTGCCCCCTAATAGCCCTCGCATTCGTCATGTCATTATTGCGAATGGTTTCGTTAATTCTTTGCTGCTCCTGCTGGCGACCAACCATCTTATCCTGAACAGCAAACGCCTTTTCTGGTCCAAGCGCACCGAGAGACATAGTAGTCAGCATGTGTGATAGCTGCTCTGGATTCTGAATACCTGTCTGAATCATCCAGTCAGCATTAGCGCCAACGCGATTTAACCTGTCCTTGTTGTCAGTAATGAATTTACTGTAGGCTTCCGGTCCCTGAGAAAGAGCGACGTTAGCCCTCATGGCTAAATCGCCCATATCGTTGCGTTGCTGCTCATTAAGACCGGAAAACGCCTGTTGTGCCTGTGCAACAAACGCTGGATTTTCCTGGGCAAACTTAAATAGTCCCGATGGATCACCAGAAGCCCATGCATCAGCGTGAACCTTATTGAACGCACTAATCGCTTTCTGTTGCTGTTCCTGATTGTAAATATCAGCAACTCCAGCCAGACCACGTAACGCGGTCAGACCAACGTTATTTGCACCTGAGCGAGCCAGTTCATTGTTTTCGCGGATCAGACCAAGCGTTGCGTTAATGTCGCTTGCCTTTGGCGCATTCTCATTTTGCGTACCGATGCCAGCCAGAAAACCACCAGAATTAATACCCTGTTGCCACGTAGCCATGATTACCCCTTAAAACAACGAGCCAAGCAGACCAAGACCGCCACCAACAGCGGCACCAATACCAGTACCAATACCAGGAACAATGCTGCCAAGTTGTGCTCCAGCAATTGCTCCAGAGGCAGCCCCGCCTATTGCAGATTGAAGGCCGGAAGGTCTATTAGCGTTTGCCGCCGCCAGTGCCGCGCTTTGCTGTGAAATCTGGCTCATGTTGTTGGCATATGTTTGCCCGGCGTTTGCCTGTCCCTGAAGAGCGCTAAGACCAATATTTGCCAGGTTATTGTAATTGTTCATTTGTCCAGATAGCCATTGCTGACCAAGCGTTGGTGCGATTGTTGCTAACTGATTACTGGTTGCGGTGGAACCCAATCCACCTGTTGCTTCCGCTGCCGCCAGACTCTGATAGCGAGCCTGACCTGCAAGGTCTTTATACTGCTGAGAATTGTAATACTGGTTAAGTGCCTGACCTTGCCCCTCCAGAGACGATAAGTTCTCGAGGCTGCCGACATACTTCTCAGCCAGAGGAGTAAACGGCTTCAGGTTGTTCATGATGGTGTTGAACTGCTGATTTTGCAGGTCTGCGGCATACTTCTGAGCTTCTGCTGCATACTTTGCGCTTTTATCAGAGCTGCCACCTTTCCCGCCTTTTTCAGGGCAATAAGGTTCCTCGCCGCGCAGTTTTCTGCCCAGCTTAAATGCATATAACATGGCTATCTCCCGTGATTCAGGAATTCGATTAGTTCTTCGCGTGTAGCACTGTAAAATGTCACGTCATCCACGCCTTTGAAGTATTTCTTGATGGTTCCTACACGATTAAGGCCAATCATTGCGCAGTACATCTGCCCGTGGCGGAATTTGCGCGCAGCGAACGATGTGACACACTGAACAGTGGTGTTAGTCAGAATGTATCGCCAGAACGCCAGCCCGATTTCCTTGCTGAATCCGCGAACCTCTGGCAGGTACATGGCGTGGCAATCGAATGTCAGCGGCTGAATCTCCTGATAGTAAACAATTCCGCCGAACTGCCCGTGCACGTTCACCTCAAAGTAACGGCATTCAGGCTTGTAGTCGTATCCATCACCGTTGTTGCTCCCGGCGATAATGTCGGGGTGATTTCCGACTGCTTCGATCAGGTCGATGTTTCGCGTTGGTTTGAACTGAATCATCACTGCTCCGCGATTATCTTGATGGTTGTGGCAGTAAACGCCGCACCATTTGACTGAATGGTTAACGTGCTGCCATTTGTGGCAAGAAATCCGTCTTTATCCACGCTGAAGAACGTAGCTAACAGGATGTTGTCGGTTGTTGTCGCCGCATTACGACTGCTGACCAACGTGTCAGGAACAGAGCCGGAAAAGGTTAGCTGCATTGACCTGTTGGCGGTTCCGCTGGGCCACGTCCCGACAATCGACAGCTTGAAGAACAAGGTTTTGTTCTCGTTGAACACAACCATCTTGTTGTTAACGGTGTCGAAGAATGGCGCCAATGTGCCGGATGACGGCGTGAGCGTTTTCAGCAGGCTAACAAGGTTGGTCGGCGCTGTCGGGATGGTTACAGATACTCCTGAGTAAACAACCTCTGATTTCTTGCGCGTGGTGGCATACTCAAGCGCAGATATTCTTGTTGAGTGATCACCAACTGTGCTTTGTAGCGTCGAAATACTTCCCTCTGCCGCTGTGAGCCTGGTATCAAGTGCGTCGATATCGGTTGTATTCTGAGTTATTCGCGCATCATGGTTTGCTAACTCAGATTCATTGGCAGCAATTCGCGTCTCGTGATCAGCCAGCTCTGTTTCGGCAGCCGTAATCCGTGTTTCATGATCTGCAAGAGTGCTTTCCGCTGCTGCGATTCTATGCTCATGATTGACGAGAGTTGCTTCAGCAGCAGCAATTCTGGATTCATGGTCTGCAAGGGTGACATCCTGCTCATCATTCTTCACCTGTGCATCATAAGCCCCCTTCCCTGCTTCGTTGGCCTTGTTAGCCACATTACCAACATCAGTACCCTGTGCAATAACGTACAGCAGATATGACTGCGAGAAGATATTGCGTGGAAGGACTGATGTGTCGAGTCGTGTAGCCTGAATGATTACCGGCTCATTGAGATTCGAATCAGCCATTACTCAATCCTTATCTGGCAGCCAGACAGAGTGACAGGTGACTTAGTGATAACGCGCAATTTGAAGCCGACATTTTTCCTGATGCGCCCGACTCGCTTCCACAAAACGCGTTTGTCGTAAACGAACGGTTCATTCTGCTCAATCATCTGTTCACGACCATAATTTATGCCGTCAGTGGTTGCAGAGAGGAACAGGCGGTCGGCGTACTGCGCAACGCCAGTTGACGATTCAACTTCAAGGTCGAAAACTCTGGCGTTATCCGCTTTGAAGAGTGGAGTAAACAGCAGGTGTTCCTGTTGCTTGTCGTACTGGCTGCTGATATCGAACTGCAATTTCCCGGTCACGGATTCCAGCTTATCGCCGCACGTTATCTGATTGCCTTCGTAAATGAAGTCGATAGCGCGGTACACATCGTCATACAGGCCTGTTTTCAGCACACACCATTGCGGACCATTGGCGCTTGAAGATGCGTCGTACACGAGGACGTGACGCGGAAGGTGGATAATCAGCAACTCATGAGCATCAAATCTCAGAGATTCCATCACGCCATCAGCCAGTTCATCAGCAGTGTAGGAACGAAGGATTTTCTCAATGCTCGCGCTGGCGATTGGTGATACCTGACCGGATCCGATGATGTACACAGACGGCGCACCTGTTGCCGGATTGCTGATGAACGCATACGAATCAGCAAACGGCGTTTTGCAGTAGGTTCCGGCAATACCTTTCTGCACCATCAGCGATGGCTGTGCGACATACAAAGCGGCACCAACGGTGGTTGCACCTGTCAGGGAAAAATATTCAATCGTCGATGAACCAAAGCAGACGATGAAGTCTCGCCATGTCCCGATACCGATGATGCCGTCCGGCTGCGATTCTGCGCGATATTGTGCGCTGTATCGGTCAGGATGCGATTCGTCTTCAAGGTCAGTGATAAACCATGAATCCGTGCCGTCTTTTGACCACGCATAACGCCCACGTAAGCGCGTAATGTCACGAACCGAACCTAACTCATACTGCGTAAAACCGCTGTCTGTAGGCCAGTTTGATACGGTTTTAACCGTGCCATCATAGCGATACTCGACCAGTTGACCATTAACGCCTACAGCCTGAGATGTTCGACCATGCGCCATTGATACGCGGCCACTTCCGGCGACGTCACCGACTTCGCTTTCGCCCTTATACAGCTTGCCCCCACACACGCGATATACAGCACTCTGCGCCATGTTGTACTCGACGCCGCGCGATATACCGTTCACATCAGAACGTTTGGCAATGCCCGGGAATGAGCGAAGATATCCGCTGCTGTTGAGGATTTCTTTGGGTGTAGCCAACATATTCACTGGCAGATAGTCGATATAGTCGGCGTTTCGGAAGTCTTTTCCGACACCTTTCATAAGCGGAAGTTGCTGAATAGGCATTTATTCACCTATGCGTTTGGGATATCGCCATCAATCAGAGGGAGATCGCCTGGATAATATCGGTCAGATGTGAACACGTCATATTTATTACCCTGCCCTACAGGAAAATCTCCACGTCGTCGCATTGCAGGAACAACCAGAGTGTCGGTCATCAAGGCATCATATGAGCGTTGGGCGTTACTGAGAACTTGCGGAGTTGGTTCAAGGCTGTAATCAGATAGCATTCTCAGCAATAACTGATAGCCTACTGCGTGTTTGTATTTTCTTGGAAGACCTGACTCATCATCTGGTAATGGCTGCTCATCTCCAGTTGCGAAAGCGTAACCAATGTCGCCGGGGTTAATCATCCACTCGGACATCATATCTTCCAGATCATTTACACCATCTTCAATTGATTGCGGCTCAACATCAGTAAGCGATGCATTAGAAGCAATAGCAAACTTACGAAGCGCAAAAAGGACGATCTCACCCTTTGTCAGTACTGTTGCCATTGTCCGCCGCCTTACGACCTCGCTTACTGGTCGGTTTCAATTCATCAACTGAGGCAACAAAGCCCAACCTTTCGAAAAACTGGAAGTCTTTTTCTGCGATAACGGCCTGTACATGCCCGGATTCGTTATCTGCGGCAAGGAATACACTCATCCGATCCATATTATTTCCTTAAAACATAAAAGGGGCGTAAGCCCCTTGTTATTACGGATTACCGAAGAACTGACCGCCCATGTGAGGGTTAAAGCACACATATGCAGGCAGTAAGTCGAAGCGCATTTTTTGCACGTTGGCATCGCCATCTGCGTATTTATGTACGCGGATGGAGAAACCTTCATATGTTGCAACAGCAGAATCAATACTGTGCAGTTTCGGCAGTGGGATAGAGCCAAGTCCACAGAAGAACTTGTTATAGAACAGGTTTGGCTTCATTGTCTGGCTAGCAGTGCCTACTACAGATACGGCATCGCCTGCCTCTACCTGACGACTTACAGAGTTGTACTGCGGGTTTGTAGTGTCATAAATCGGAACACCAGAAAGCGTAACCGTCACATCGCCACTGCTGTCTGAATTAGCATCAGCAGTAACCGTTGCAGTGAAGCTAATTGGTGTGGCTCCGTTATACAACGCCTGTTTGGTCTGCTGTTGCAGCCAGTAGGTATTGGTGAATTTGACCTGATCACCAGCTTTCAGAAAACCTGTAACGCTGGCTGTCGCTCCGGTCAATGTTACAGTGAACTGGTATGAGTCTTTAACTGCGTTATAGGTAACAGTTGGCTGTGTTTTGACTGTCAGTGTTCCGCCAAATGCCCCCTGCGTACGAGAGGCAAGCCCATTAGACATCAGTGCGCGAATGCCGCCAAAATTGGTTGGGATCTGTGCGTTCTCCCATGCAGTACGAACCAATTGATCTGAAGCATGCAAACCAGTCTGCGCATCAGCAAGTCGCTGTGCAGACCATGGATCCATTACAGCATAGTTTTCACCTTCATTAACGCCGAGGTCTTTCAGGAAAGATGCCGTCTGCGCAACATCAGACCATTTGGTGATTGGAGTATTGGGGCTACCAAGTGACAACGCACCGTTATTCATCATGAAGTGAGCAAGCTCTGTTTCAAGGTCGGTAACGATTCGCTGGCGAACCGGCGCGAGAATTTCTTCCAGCTGGTTAAGCTTGATCGCTTCCTCCAGTTGCTGATATTCAACAGCAACAGTGATGTAGTTACCTACACGCCCCGTAGCTTTACCTGAGATCAGGTTGTTTTTATTTTGCCCTGAAATATCACCAGTGGGAGTACGGAGGGATGAGAATTGATGCGGACGTTTAAAGCTAACGCTATCGCCAGTGCTGGAGTTGATTTCACCTGCCAGCAACTGACGGTCTACGGTTTTCGCCAGAACTAAATCTGACATAAAACCCGGAAGGAATTTTTTCAGAACGATTTGACTGACGTTACTGTCGAGATTGTTAGCCATTTATCTTTTCCTTATTCGATTTTTGCGCCGGGGCATAATTTGTTGAATTCGTCTTGTTTCGCATCAGCACCGCCACCACGTACTTCCGGCTCTGGCTTGATGGCTTTCTTTGGTTTTGGAGCAAGGCTTACCTGTTTGCTAATCTGCCCCAAGAGGAATGCTGCGCGAATTGGATCTGTCTCAGCGGCTACACGCTGGCGTAATTGCTGGCTCTTACCTAAGCCATAGGCGAGTAGTTCAGAGCCTTCGTCTGCACAGTGAATGATGATTTCCTGCTGAATTGGTGGTAGCTCACTAAGAACAATGGCTTCCATTTCCTGATAATCTTTCACAGGAAGTTTGGCTGCCCGTTGTTTATGCGCTTCTACCCTTTGCTGGAAACGCTGTTGGTATTCCTGTTGCTGACGTAGTTTTTGTTGCTGCTGCTGTTCGACACGGCCTTTTTTCTCATGCCAATCAGTCAATGCCTGTTCAAACGCCTGTTCGTCATAATCACACGACTCAAGAGTCGGTTTTGGTGGAATAGCGTCTGGTTGTGGTTGCTGACGTTCCGCTGGCTTGGCTAATGCTTCCTCAAGCTGGCGGCGCAACTCACGGTTTTCTTTCTGTGTTTCTTTGAAGCCTTTGCGAAGATCTTTCACCCATTGCGGTGCAGGTTGCCCGTCAATGTGATCATCATCGTCAGCGTTAAGCTGAATTTCTTCATCACCAATACGCAAGGCGTAATCTTCTGGTGTCTCTTCGGTTTTTTCAGGCTCAGTTTCCACCTCTTTACCGTTGTCATCCTGGCTTTCATTCTCAGGCTGTGACTCTGTTTGGATGATGGTTTCTTCTGCATTTTCCTGTGTTTCAGACAGGTCAATAACCTGACCGTCGATGATCAGTTCGTTTTCCATTGATTACTCCTGGTTAACTCGGCATTAAGTCTGCCGGTGACTGTGGTGGTGACTGGAATTGCTGTTGTTGTGACTCGGCGACATCTTTCAGAAGGCGTATTGCCTCCATCACTGCTTTGTCATCGATGTTTCTGGCTTGAGCCAGTTTATAGACAGTGTTTGCCTGACTCTCCATCGCATCCTGCTGGGCAGTAAATGCTTTGATTTGAGTTTGAGCAGTTTCGTTAGTTGCTTTTTGCGCTTCTGCCTGCGCTGCTACCATTTGCGCCTGAGCGAGAACCATTTCAGGATTTGGCTGGCTTTGTGCTGCCATTTGCGCCTGTTGAACAATCTGCTGCTCTTTCTCATTGCGTGGTTTTGCAATACCAGATATCAGCAGTTGGTTTCGGTTGTACTCTTTGAAGTCATCAAGGCCTTCGCCATCGATATTGTCCAGAATAATACCCTGAATTGCCGGGCGCATTGGGTCTGTTGGAAGCATAGAGCTAAGGACATTTGTCAGTACAGAAACCGTTGCATCACGTCGTGCTGTGTAGCTTGGTCCAACATCAACCGTCACATCGTATCGACCGACAGAAAGGTCATTTAACGCAACAACAGCCCCTGTTTGCCTGTCAACAACCTGTGCGCTCAGGACAGCGATATCATCACTTCCATCTTCGTTAACGATGCGCACTTCACGTTCTGAACCGTACACTTCACGCGCCATTGACAGCCATACTTCACCAGCGCGTTTAAGACTTTTCGCCATATTGTCCAGATAGATAAACGAAGCCATATCTGCTCTGTTCATCAAGTTGTTAACCGTTTCCTGAGCAATATTACTTGGCATCTGCTGCATGGCCTGACTGCCGCCTGTAACCTCCTGAATATCAGCACTGGTTTGCTGTAGTAATGCAGCCAATGCCTGATTCATAACCGCAGGCTGTGTATATCCTGCCGGGGTAGCTCCAGCGATAATGTTGCCAGATTTATCTCTCACTTCGCGCAACGGCAAGAACGCTGGGCGTTTCTTGTTGCGAGCCTCCCAGTGCTTCTCAAGTCCACGAATTTGCTCCATGCCAACTATAGGGATCTGACCGGGGTCTTGTGCTGCAGTATCAGCCAGCATTGAAACCTGAAGGTTGTACAAACGCTGTGGATCCATTGCTTTTGCAATGTGCCCTTCGACACGCTCAATGTCATCAATGAACCAGCGTTTTCCATAAACCGGGATGAGGGGGATATGCTCACCAGGAATACGTCGAGGTTTCTCAAGGAAACCATCACCATCCACTACTGATACATACACACGACGGCGCTTCACTGAGCGCCTTGCAACTTCCTGAAATCCAGCTATTGCCAGTTCATCTTCAATATCTTCGACCTGATCACTGTCGTATGTTGCAATCTCTCCAGTGATTGGATGTCGATAACTGATAACATCAACAGACTCTTTACGAACTTCGTAATACTTCGCTATGTAAATAACATCTGCATCAAACCAGTCATATTCCCAACTGGTCATAGACGTTACGTCCAGAGAAGCAGGAGGTTTCTTTCCGTATTCAGCCTCATATTTTTCAGGTGACAACGAATACATGCAGAACGCCCACAACGCGTCAGATTTGTCGTATTTCTTAGCGTCAGGGTCAAACCACACAGAGCGCGACGGGTCGTATATCGGTTCAATAGCAATACGCTGACGATCGTCCATGGGGTCGTATTCATTGACCAGCATCGACGTCAAACGGAAGCAACCGAAACCACCAGTAGCAGCGTCGTCAAATGCATTATCGCAAGCCTCACCGCCATCAGTTTCTTCGTAGTCAGCACGGAACAGACCATTTAATTTATTGGCTAACTCTTCGCTTGCCTCTCTGTCACCAGGACGAAACTTAACGGTGATTCTGTTATTGCGGTATTCTGCAATGATGCGGTTAAGTTCAGTTGCTACCTTATTGATTTCAAACTTAGGATACTTCTCGAACTGCTCATCAAGCTTAGTTCCAGCCGCCGTTGCTCCTTCCCATTGACCTCCGGGGACACGAGCAAACCTCGTAGCTTCAATGCACTTTTCGCGCACTTCCTGCTGTGGAGAATAGGCGCGGTCAAACCTGAGCATGATCCGCTCATGTTTTTTCTCTAATGTCTCTGCCATGTTTACCAACCGGAGGATGAGGGAACGTATATTTCTGTTTCTTCGCGGGCCAATGCCGGGCAATGCATACACATCATCAACGCATCAGCCAGGTTAGGAGATGGAATACCGAGCTTCTGCTTCATTTCGACCTTAGTCATTAGCTCAAGCTTCCCGTTGTTATTGAATTTGCGCTGAATCTGCGTCAGTTCTGCAAACAGCTTCTCCAGCATCTTCTCGCCTATCGCTTCTTTGTCGAAACTCAGCATGTCGTCGGGGTCTGCATACTCACCGTGAACAACCGCCCGATATGTCAGATACAGCCTGTCAGCCAGCGCGTAATAGAATTGCGCTCGCTTATTGCGGAATACATCGCCAATAGTGCGAACGTTGTCGCCCTGCACGACTTCATCAGCCCATGCTCCGGCCTGATAAGGCGCATCCTCATCGAATGGCGATTCGCTGCCCTTGAACATCGTGGCGGTGATTTTCTTACCGGAGAACGCTTCCGTTGTCTGTCTGCGTAGACCTGCACCAACACCATCACCATCCCACAAGTAGTGGTCAGCGCCGTCTTCAATCGCCAGAGAAGTAGCCCAGTCAGCGCCCTCGTTGATGTCCATCAGCAGGCCTTCGGCAATGCGCTTAACTACCGAACCGTGACGCGATGCGTAACCTTTAGCATCTGGCCCTGTGTCTGATGGGTCATGCGCAGAAACAACCGCGCCTTTCGCTTTCCATCCGAGTTTCTTGTGCGCATCGGTAGCAGCTTCAAGCCATTCACGTTTGATGATTGCCATATCACTTGCGCTCACTGGCTCACCAAGCCAGATGTGACGATACAGGGTCGGATTTCTGCGTTTACACTCTTCCATCTCCAGACGGAGAACTTCAGGAAAGTGCGGGTTGTCGGTGTAGTTCACCGTCAGCAGACAAATATCATCAGGAGGGTTTACGACGAATCGCTGATAGGTATCGTCGAGGATGTTTTTCGGGTTAAAGCTCACCCATATTTCAGAGAACGGCTTACGGATGGTTGGTATCAGGATATCCCATGATTCCTTCGTTACCGCTTCCGCTTCTTCCACCCAGCAGATATCAATGCCTTCGAGCGATTTAATCTTCGTCGGGTTGTTTTTGATGCCGTAGAACATGAACTCAGCATTCGATCCGAGATGACGAATCATTGAACGCTGAATTTCAAACTCAGCCGAATACCCTTCACGCTCGATGGTATCTTCAAGCAACCGGATTACCGAATCGCTGATACTGTTTTGCAGTTCACGAGCGCAGAGAATACGCACAGGCTGCCGACGCGCCGCTTCAACAAGCAGCCTCGCAATTGCCCATGACTTACCGCTACCTCGACCGCCTTTGGCGACTTTGTAGCGATGCGCCTCAATGAACGGTTCAAAGATAGGATTAATCGAGGTCATTTTCCGAATAGAGTGCTCATCGGTGATGTTTCAATCTGGATTGCGCCGCCGTCCTTACCGACAAGCTCGTTAGTTACCTTGTCGCCATACTTACGGGGATTCATTCGGGCCAGCGCCCATTTGCGGGTATCAACGCGAAGTCTTGCCTTTGCCACCTCAGCAGCATCTGGAATCGCATTGTCAGCAATTTCGAATATCTCTTCGAAAATAGAATCAGCTCGTGCCTCAGTTGCCTTCGCGTACTTGTCGCGAAAATCCTCATGCTTTGCCAACCAGCGGAAAACAGTGGACTTATCCGGCATACCAGGACGCTTACATACTTTCAGCAAACTTTCGCCAGAAGAAAGCAACGAGCAGATATCGTCAGCCACCTCCGGCATATAATCAGAGGGGCGACCAGCTTTTGGTTCAGTCGCCATATTCATCTCACTTAGTTGTTATTTCAGGTTAAGGACTCTTTCGCGCTTTCAATCAGTGACTGCTTCAGCAATTCAAGTGTGCCAATCGCCTCGCATAAACTGATTTCACCATCGTAATCATGAATGACGCTTTCCAGCCTCTCGTATAGCTCTTGAGTAATTGGGAATTTCTTCTCCTTACCAAGATCAACGACGCTTGTCATAGAGGATTCCTATAATTTTGAACATCCAGACTCAAATACCTCAGCAGGAGAATATGATTCATATCCATCCTCATAGACAACGTAATAGCCTCCAGGCATTGGTAGGTGCTTACAGATATATTCCGCGCTAACATCAAATGCTGCGTATTTCTTATCATCCGGATGAATAATTGCCCCATAACTAGAAGAGCCAGTCTTACCAGACTGATCTGGGTTTGGCTTATGTTCTATAGAGCCAATCTTCAGGGCGCGAACTTTTTTGTGGCACTGGTATCTCGGCATTTCTTGTTCAGTCATCTCTTACACTCCGGTGGTGAACAGGTCTAACGCTTCCTTCGATTTACGCACCGCTTCAAGTGTGCGGATCGTGATATCCGAATTAGCGCCGCCTGACTGGAAGTGAATTTTGAATAGCTCAAGCTTCAGTTCGTCAGTGCCAATGAATTGAAATGCTTCTTCTGCGGCTGCGTTCTGGTTCATGACCAGTTTGTAAATCTCTAACTTGAATTTCTGTTCTTCAGTCATGGGAATAATCTCTGCCATTGTTGGCTCCGTTTATCCGTTAAAAGGGATATCAGTTAAGTTATCCCGTGTAGGGTATAAGCCATTATCAAAGCCACTCTGTAGGGAATGGCTTTTGTGATGGCATCACTTACTCTTTACGCTGCTATCCCACTCATCCCGGAATTTTGATGGGTTATTGAAACCTTCTGCTGACATAACAACTCCTTCAATGTTTGGCTGAAATTAGGATGTCTTTCCATCAGTCCGCCACCACAAAGAATCTTTTTTGCCATAAGGCAGGAGGTTCATCTTTCAGTGGCTGCCAGTGTTATTTCCCCACTTACTGGCTTGGGTTGTTTCGCTGTACTGCCGTAATGCAAAAACTGGATTAACCTGCGAAATCACACCATTCCGGGCAAATACATTTGCACTTCATTTGCCACTCTCTCACGTGCAACATGAAGCAATCTTTTTCGCCCACCAACGCCCCACTTAGCCATTTGGCTTGCGCACTGGCTTATCGCTTTGGTTTCAGTATTGATGATGTGATCGATTCTATTCAGACGGGACATTGCGCCAACGCCGAGACGGACAACCGTTTTGAAAACTTCATAAACTTCGATTTCAAATTCCGGCTTAATCCATGCTGCATATCTGATTGCCAGAAGTTCAACACCCCACACACCTGGTTCTGCACCACCTTTGATTATTTTAAGTGGTTGAATTTGTTCCAAAGTGCTTTTTTGCACTTTGGCCTCCAGTGCTTTTATGAAGCGTTTTATCTGCGCGCTACGCAAAAACTGGCTTGGGCGCTGTTGCTCTGTAGCCTCTCCATTTGCAACTGCTGCTGCATGGAGATCGTTTAAGTTGTAGCGTCCATCCTCATCAACACGAACGGACACACCATTGACAATAACTGTTGGGTACTTCAT